AGTGGAAGATTCCGCGGGTTATCTCGTGAAGAGGTTTTCCGCAAGCGGAAGGAAATGGTGACTGGCGCTTACCTTGAGGCCACTTATGGTTGGCAACCGTTGGTTGCTGACGTGCAAGGTGGTCTTAAAGCCCTCGAAATCTATCGCGAAAACAATCCCTTTGAAATTGCTAGGGTGCGTGCGAAAGGAAAGGACCTGAAAAGGTATCACGAGGTGTTAACCGATCTACAGGCGGGAGGACAAATCGTTCTCACGACGGACTTCATTTGTGAAAGTTCCGTATCTGTGTGGTTAACAGGAGGCGTTAAGGTATGGACGGATGGCAGTACTAAACCATGGCATAGGGTCCTTGGGATGGAACTCAAGAACTTTGTGCCTACCGTTTGGGAATTGCTACCATACTCTTTTCTAATAGACTACTTCACTAACGTGGGTAGTATCATAGATGCCAACTCGATACTTAGTGGCCGCGTTGCGTGGCTCTGTAAAACAACTAAGACCGTTAGAGGGAGGCAACTCGCTTCTCAAAAATGTGCTCCTACAGCTTCTTTTACGAATCTGTTGAGCTCGAGTTGTTCGCCGTGCAGGTTCGCTTGGCGTAAGGTGGATGTTGTCCGTACCGGACTTGAGAGTTTCGTTCCTGATTTCAGGGTTCGGCTTCCAGGTTTTGGTACGGTTCAGGCCTTAAATATCGGTGCTCTTGCATTACAAGCAGCCGGTGCTAGGCGGTTCAAGAAAACCCCGCTCATTATTATGTGAGCTTTAATCGACACCAAAAGGTGTCTCACTAGGAGTGTCAATATGACAATCTCTGTAAGCAGTCCAGTTACCGGAAGTGCGCAGACGGGCTTTACCGCCCCGACGTACACTCTGGTCGCTGGCACGGCTCCGGAGCTAAACCAAAAGCAATGGGATGTTTCCGCACTTGGCGGCACCCAGGCTGGCGTTGTAGCTTCGTCCGTGTCATTGCCCTTCACTGTGACGGTTAGTAGGCCCAAGATTCTGAAAACCCTTGGTACGCCCAACCCTGTCACTGGCGTCGTAAGTAACATTCCGCGTAACGTGTACGGAGTTCTCACCCGAAAGGGTGTCCAGGTGATGACAGGTGGTGTGACACCACCCGTCCCGATGATCATACGTACGACCATCGAAGTCCCTGCAGGTGCCGACACAGTCGACCCCTCAAACGTACGCGCGGCGTTGTCGCTTCACATCGGTACCCTCAGCCAAGTTTCGGCCGGGGCCGGTGACACTACCATATCGGGCACTTTTTAGTGATCCCGGTTTTTAGTGATGCGACTATAACGCTGATTATCAAAGCTATCCTAGTAGCCTATCTGCTTTGCAGTGGGATACATGGGTGCGTCGAAGGTTTGCGACTCGTAAAAGAGGAGCAAGCCTTTGCAGGCCATTCAGGGCCCTTTGGGAGTCCAACGGACCTTATCGTTCCTTCTAGATAAGGTGTCACTTTAATGTTACTTATTGGAGTTTGATACCATGAAGATTTCTTCTGGATTACTTCTTCAATGCATTTCACAGGACCTGTCGAAACATCTTGACAGAGGTCCGGAACGTGACTGGAGGTGCTTTGCGGCTGATGCGCTGATGGCTAGCGTTGACAAGAAATTTGTCGACGATGTTGCTGTCGATGCTGATGCCAAAGCCCTCGAGCTTTTCCTTGATGTTAATGGTAAGCTCAAACAGTCGGTGCAGCCGAGTTTTCTGTACGACGACCTTTTCCTGGGGGAGCTCAAAAACGAGCTCTACAGGTTTTGGTTTTACCCTTCCAAGGGTAGAAACGTCGCTGAGAAAGCGGTTGCATGGTCCCTCTCTGATTGTTTTACACAGGGAGGGGTCGGTCCCGGAAAGAGTCTGGGGAGCGAGTTTAACGATTTTTATTCGAAATTGTCGAACTCTCTTCTCACGACTACGAGACCTGTACTCTATAAGTCCTATAGAGCATCAACTTCTGAAATCCCATCGTGTGGAGCTGCTGAAGTAGCACGCGCCGAGCGCTTTGGGGAATACGAGTTGGTCGAATGCAACAGGTTAACATTCGCACCGAAACGTAACGACATCTCACGTGTAATCTGCATCGAGCCCACGCTTAATATGTTTTATCAGCTAGGGCTTGGTAGGTTGCTCGAGGGTCGGTTGGCCACGTTTTATGGCATTCGCCTAAGTGATCAACCTGCCTTCAACCGTGAGTTGGCGAGGCAAGGGTCTCTTGGTGGTTCTTTTGCCACCATAGATCTGAGCAGTGCGTCGGATAGCTTGTCGTATGGAATCCTAAAACAGGTTCTTCCGCCCGTTTGGTTTGGGCTTCTGGATCTGTTAAGGTGCAACACGACTCGCTTGCCGGATGGCACACTCGTAAAGCTGAACATGGTTTCTACCATGGGGAATGGTTTCACATTTCCTTTGGAAACGATCTTGTTTACCGCTATCGTTAATGTCTGCTATAGGTTATCCGGGTTTTCAACCTCGAGAAATCGTAGGTTCCGGTCCAGCAGTGTTGAGGGTTGGATGCAGAATGGGCAGGCGAGAGCCTGTCCTTACTGTGATGTCCCGACTCAATATTCAACGCTGTCTTCATCTGTCCGACAAGCGACCCTTGGAAACAAGGTTAGTGAGCCTGGCAACTATGCAGTCTTTGGGGATGATATAATCGTAAAAAGAGAAATCTTTGATAAGGTTATTTATCTCCTAGGATTGCTAGGTTTTAGAGTGAATGCAGACAAGACCTTTTTTGAGGGTCCGTTCCGCGAGTCTTGTGGCAGCGACTTCTTT